AGCTCCGGCCTTTCGCTCTCCACCAGTCGGTATCGCAGGCACAGCACCTCCATACGTTTCAAAAATAATTGCACGGTCAGCAAGTTCGGGATTTACCAATTTCTGCCGATAACTGCGAATAGCCTCTTCTGCTTCTGGTGTTTTGGGTACAATGTATGGAATCGGGCCTATGGCCGCTTTCTTTTCCTCCGAAATACCCTTTAAGGCCTGGTCGATTTCCTTCTGGCCCTCGGCGATGACCTTCTTTATCTCCTGGGCAGCATCCTTGCCTATGCCTTTTTCCGCCTTGATTTGCTCTATCTGCTGGGCACGACGAGCCATTATCTCGTTCAGAGTTGCTTTCCGAGCCTCGCCCGTCAATAACTTGGGCGCAGCCCCAGGCTTCCGGCCTCGGACTATGACATCACCCTCTCTTAGAAATCTGGCTCTCTGAGTGATAGCCTTAGCAAATAAATTGCGCAAGTCCTGGCTTACATCTGGCCTCTGTTGTGCGGCGAATTCCTTAGCCGCCTTTTCTATTTCCTCCAGAGAAGCACCCTTCTTCAGATTAAGCATTCTCAGGATACGGACCTCTTCGCTTGGTTTGAGCTTGCCCCAAACCGCCTCTGCGCCAGAATGGGCTATGCTGAGTATCGCACCGAGAGCCATATCAGTTAACACGCTAACCGGGCCTTCATAGCCATAATCCGCTTTGGTCGGGTCTATCCTACCGGCAGCGGCTTTGCTGGCCTCTCTTGCAACACCCGCAGAACCGAATAGCAACGCAGTCTCACCTGCCTTCTCAATAGGCCCCAAGAACCTATTGGCGCGTCCTATGAGTCCTGCTTTTCGGGCTAATGGCGCAACCGCCTTTACCCTGCCTGCAAACTCCGCAACAGACTGGACAAACTTTTCAAAACCTGTGGGATCGTGCTGCGAGTACCAATCTATCGCCTCGTCGAGAGTCATATTGCGGACGTTCTTATCCCATTCTTCCTTAGGGACAAATCGTTTTAGTGCCGCCCACATCAGGTCAGGTGCGCCTAATGTTGCGCCCCTTGCAAACCCTGTAATCGCTCTCAACGGGACACTCAGGCCCATATTGAATATCTGCGCGGCCTTATCCAGCCTGTCGGCATCCGGTGGCAGTGGTGGCTGTTCACCGACGAAAAATCTCTTGAACCGTTCCCAGGTCGTAGGCTTCGGCGCTGGCGCAATCCGCTGCATCGAGTAGAACTCTTCTTCCTCGGTCAAAGCGCCTTTCTTGCGCTTATCCCCGAATAACTCGGACTTCTCGATGAACGGCGTTACCGTAACGTCCTGCGGGTCGGCGACTGTGAAAGGCGCAAGCTTTAATTGCTTCGCCTCAGGCTCCTTGAGTGCCAGGCATCAGTCGCCCCCTGTGAACCGCTGCCACCATCTCTTAGAATTACGCCACTCTTCGAGTTTCTCGATCCCACGCCGTATGTCCTGCTCACGGCCTAATTGCAAGACCTTCTGGAATGCCGCCAATTCCAACTGTGGGTTCTTGGCTCGCTTCTCGATTACAGGCTTGTAGAATTCCAGTATCTTCTCAGGGTTCTTCTTGGCGAACTCCGCCAGGTACTCGACGGCTTTGTCCTTGTCTTTCTGGGAATAACTCGCAAGCAGAGCCAACTGCTCGTCCGGAGGGATGTTCTGCTTCCAGGACAACGGCTCGCCGGTCTCGGTAGTCGCAGGCGGTATAGGCTTCTCGGGTGCAGTCGTCAAAGCGCCTGCACCTTTCAAAGCGCCTGCGCCTTTCAATGCCTCTTCTATCGGGGTTGACTCGGTGGCGGGTTCCGCACCTTCCAGCTTGTTGGTTAGATTTTGGATAACACCGCGTACCTGCTCTATGAGTTCGTCTGGAGCGCCGATGGCGTAAAGTCTATCCAACATACCCGTGGTAAGGTTGAGCAGTTGAAGTACCTCTTCAGTGTTCGAGTATTTGCCTAACCCTAACAACCATTTTTGGGGGTCGGTTAGTGGCAAGCCCTGCACCCATCTCTGGTATGCTTCAAGCCTGCGTTGGTTCATTTCTTGAGACGGAGACAATGGCTGTGCGGCCCGACCGAGGTAATACTGAGCCTGGGCCTCGGCCAGCATCTTATCAAGGCCGAATCGCTTCTGCTCAAGTTCCTGCTGGCGTTTCCGCTCCTGGGCTGATAATATACCTTTGAAGATTTCGCCCAGGATATTGACAGGTGTGTTCGGATTAGGTTCTGCGGGCGCAACTTTCGTAACGCCCCCGCCGCCGAATACAGGTAATCGCGATTGGTATATCGGTGGTCTAACTGGCATCGTAAATCTCCTTTACATTGGCGGTAGCCCAGTGTATGTTGGTCTCGGAGTCCATCCACTCCAGGCAAATGGCGTACTGCTTGCTGCTCCTGCTGCCCCTGCTCCGCCTGCTGCTCCAGCGCCCGCTGCTCCTGCGCCAGGCGCAAGGGCGTTAAAGGCAAGTGCTGCCGCTATTGGCGCAATACCGCCTAACATACTACTTTTGCCCTTAGACGGCTTATACAAATATGGAATCTGATATGTCGTTAGTGCAAGCGCAACGTCCAACGGCAACCCCAACTCTCCCATCTGCCTGAGCCATTCGTTGTATGCGGCATCCAGTTCGGCCTGTTCTACGGTACGGGGTACGGCGCCTAACGTCTCAGCGGCCTGGACTCGCTCGAGTGGTAGGGCTTGTTCAAGCGCAGACAACTGCATCGCAGGCTGGACAGCGCCTAACCTTCTGGCTCGCTCGGCCTCGTATAACTGGCCTAAGACCGTCGCCAGGTCGCCTACAGCAGCCTCTTCTAATTCTCCTTCAGTCGCTATCCGCCCGCCGCCGAAAAACTTGTCCCTCGCAGATGTGCGCGCAGCAAGCCTGTCTTTAGCCTCCTGGAGTTCCCGCATCACCTGGTTGCGGTAGGCCTGGTAATACGCACCCCCGATAGGGTCGTACTCTTCACCGCCAAGCGTTTTCTCTAACTCACCCTTAGCAGCACTGAATAGCTTTTCCTCCGAGGGCATAGGCATACCGAGGACTTTCTGGAGAGTATCCAGGCCCCTCTGCTCGTACTCGCTAAGAGGCGCCACCAACTCGCCAGGATACGGCTCGCCTGCCTGTTCCAGACGCTGCTTGCCTTTGGTAGTGGCGATAGGTAACAGTTCCTTCATCGCCTGCTTCTGTAAAGGATCGCGTAAATCTATTAGCTTTGAACCCATCTGCTATACTCCTATATCGCATTCGCCTTTGGCGCTGATTCACCAAAATGCAGCTTTCTATGGCAATTTGCACAAACTGGCGTGCCCATACTATATTCCCACCATCAAAACGTTGTCCGGCAGACTGGAGTGCCCGCTGGTCTTCCATATCTCGCCAGCAGCAGCGCCAGCCGCCGCCTGTGTCGCTCCTGATTTGATATTAGGCAATATAAGATTTCCATCCGGTAAAAGCGTAACATTATCGAGCCAGTCGGTAAGCTCGGAATGCTCGGCAGAGGTCAAGTGATAATACTCGCCGGATGTACCGCCTTGCAGACTCGCAAGGTCGTTATGGTCGAAAGTATCTTCGGGTACGAATACTTTTACAAAGGCACTCTCGATTGTGCTAAACGAAGAAGCGTTCTTCTGAATGACAATCTTGCCCGCAAGGATTGCAAATGTATTGAGGTAATCCGGTATCGAGGACGGAGGCTGTGCAAGTACAGCCTCGTTGTACTTGTAGTTACCTTGACCGTAAACTACACTCAACTTGCCTTCAAAACTGATGTACACCCAATGCACGCCATATCTATTTGTCGTCAACGTAGCTTTTGGCCCGTGGCAGTCGCGTCGCTCCAGCCACCTGCACCGTCCCTGTAATAATAGTGCTCGAAATTTTCAGTGGAACTATCGAATGCGGACGTATCTATCCGCGTATCACCGATGTAGAAAATACCCGCCGTCGCGGTTACATATCGCGTCGCTTTCTCTCCAATCGCCCCGCCGGATACGTGCTCTATCCCTCGGAGATATTTCTGGGTACAGAACCGGATTTGGGCGTCCGGCAGCTTATTGCCAGCCTGAAGGATTTTTACATCTGCCCCTTCGCGATAAACAAGCCCGACGACGAATTCCGTATGAAAGTTTATAGAATTGAAATCGTCCGTACTTTCTATAATAGGTTTGCCGTTATTATACTTCACAAGAACATAGTTTACCGAATTGTTCGTCAATGAGACCGAATCATTCTCGGCCCACTCGAAAGCGACAAGCTCGCCGGTCGAACTGTCGGTCTTCTTGATATACCCCGTACCGGCCGCTACGGTTACTGTCCCATTTCCATTATCAGAGACCGTTCCGCCAGTTGTCTGTCCGACCGAAACCCCCGTGGAGAGATAATTCTTCAGATTACCTAACGTGTAATTCACCCGCCTTGTCATCTCTCGATAAACGCGCTCATCACGCGTAGTGTTGGTCTTGAGATAATACTCAAGGTCCATTCCTTTCTTGTAGGTACGAAACTGCTCTGATGTCGGCAACTTGTTCATAGTCGTCTCCCCGACGGCTCCCAGTAAATCGACGCTCGGCTGAACTCGAAATGCTCGCCGGAATTACTGTTCCTGAACCTCAAACGACATAACAGACTAACAGACAATCCAGTTTCAAGAATAACCTCTGCGGCTCCTCAAGATTACTGTTCGCATCCAGGGTCCCGATAGAAGTCCAACTCAGACCTTTATCAGTAGAATAAGCCACGTCTAAACCATTGCCAGTATAATATACGTCTATCCGCGTTATCCTGAACCTCTGCATCAACTGCGTAGGATTGAAGTCCTTTGTCGAGAACCAGCCGTCGATCGCGTTCCCATCGTCGTTGTTTGTCAGGGTGTCATACTCATAGATATATCCAGAAGTGTCCGCGAATAACGTGGTCGGTGCGGCACTGAGCGTAGCCCTATCCCCGATCCTCCAGGTCTGCTGGCCTATCGTCCCCTGCAAGTCCCCGATAGTCAACTGGGCTTGTTTCTCATAGTACCCGTAAGAACTCATCGTGTCGTTCAGGCTGTGCCGAGACCACTTGTTCAAGTCATAATTATAACACCAGACCGTATCGCAATAGTCCGAAGACGTAGAGGGTGTAAACAGCCAGTATTCGTTCTGCTCCTCTATCACTACTCCGAAAGACTTTCCTATCTGCTCGCTGTTGAGTGTATCGAACAATTCCCTGCGTATGTTCGCGCCGGCCGACTCTACGTCTATGCCGTTGAATATGTACACATCATCCCAGCCCAAGAAGATGACCTCGTCCTCCAGGTTCTCGATAGTCTTCGGGGCGGCACAGCCCGTTCCCATAGTCTTTCTGTCGAATTGGAATACGTCCGTGTCTCCGGTTGCATAACCTAACCAAATACTACGTTCCTTGAGTACCGCAACGTAGTTACCTTTGAACTTTATCGCGCCTGAAATCCAGTCGGCGCCTGGTAGGTCTATGTAGCTCGCGTTCCCACTTACGAAATCGTCCGGTGTTGCAGTGTCCGACCAGCGTATCCTCTGCGGATACCTGTCCCCGTTCTCCGTAACGTCCAACAACAACAAGTAGTCCTTGAACTCCAATACCTGC